AAATTTTTCTTCGCGCGTGAGAGAAAAAATAAAGAGCACCCCAAAATTACACCCCCAGGGTCCATCCCTCCATCCATCCCCCCACCCTAGGCTTCGCTCTCGCTTCGCCTAGGCAGTTAAGGACCACCAGGCTTCCGCCTCCTTCGCTAATGCTCGGACTCGGAAGCTAAAGGGCCACCAGCTCACTTAGCTTGTAAGCCTTAGCTTAAACAAAGCGGCCGCCAGCTCCGCCCCGCGAAAGAAAAACAAAGATTCCCTTGCAAACCGCAAACTGTTTGGCGTATACTGTTGTATGGACAATCAAATCGAATCCGACCACTTGAGCGAAATCTGTGCCTATGAGCACATCTACGAGATCATCTATCAGTGGTATTTCAGAGCTTAAATCGCTTGTAAACAGCAAACTGTTTGTCGTATACTATATAGACATGAAAACTTATTACCCAGATCAATTTGCAATGGCCCGACGCATTAAAGAACTTGAAACGGAAAACGCCCTACTTTTGGCTCATCTTCAATCAATCATTGATTGGCAAGACTGCCCAGTTACGCGACCCGAGATCAAAGAACTCCTAATTCGCAACGCGGCCCGCACAGCATTGATCAAAGCGAAAGCTTAATCCCCTTTTCCCCAAAGCGCGGCGCTGGCATGCCGCTGCACACCAATCCCGCATGCCCCCCCCCCTTTTTTAAACCTCAAAATACTCAAGACAATGAACGACACACAAAACACCACAGCAAGAACCACTGGAATCACTACCATGAGTCTCGACGTCGACGCGCCCGACCACGTCTCAGCCGTCCTCAACCGGGCCGCACAAGCCTACTACGAATCAGCCGGCGAGCTCTCGTCAGCCTGGCAAGACCCACAAGCTGGCAAAGTCTGGGAAAAGATCGCCCTTATCCTAGAAAAAGCCGCGAACCAAATCGACAAGATCGTTTAACGGCCAGCCCTAACATTTACACGCAAACCCCGTAAAAACTCATGAGCTACACAATCACCTTGACTGACAGCGAACTTGACACCCTCGGATGGGCCGCAAATCGCGGCTATTTCCCCACTGAAACCTTCGACGCCATGCACCTCGCTGATGGCGAATTCGACCCCGACAATGGCGAAGTCCCTTCCGACATGCCGCGCAAATGGGTCATCGCCGAACATGCCGCATGGGCCATCACCATGCAGCGTGAAGACGATCCCCATTCGCTTTACACCTGCATCGGCGGCAGCCTGCTCGAAAAACTCCTGACTCTCGAAAACTCCATAGTCTAACCCCAGCCGAAACGGCCTCCGGGCCGCGCAGCAAATCACCCAATCATAACTACATAAAAACCCATGAAAAAAATATTCCTAATTTATCAGGCCGGCATCGCAAACGTATTCGAAGTCGATTGCTTCAATCTCAGCGAATACGGACGGGAAGCGAAACGTTTACTGCAAACGGATTTCAAAACAGCTGAAATCTATTGCCAAGGGCGCGAAGATGCAGGCGATACCGTAAAGGCCGCAGCGTGCAATATGGCAGGCGATATCGCCTTGCAAAATTGGACGCAAGATTTCGACGCACAACCTTTCCGCGAATCGTTCCGCATGCGCGACACTTGGAAACACTAACAACAGCCGAAACGGCTTCTAACACCCCACGCGCAAGCTTCGCTTGTGCGCACTACCATGAAAATATTCCAGGGCCCACCAAGAAAAGACGGAAAGCGCAAGTGCACCTACGTTTTCACTAACGGCGTGCATATCACAAAACTCCTAACCTCAGACCAGGTAAAAGCCGAAACGGACAAAGGCACCCCCGTTTTGCCCTCACGCCGCTAACCCAACCGCAAACACCTAACGCGTAGGCTCTGCCTATGCGCAAACATCACAACATGAAAACAACAGTAGTTGGCAACGAAGTGTTACTCTATTCTAACGCCAGAACCGACGAGCCCATCCGGGACGAAGTTTGCGCCGTCCTTCCCACTAAGGACTGGAATGGCGTAGCCTTGAACCTACTCAATTGGAAAATTGACGATGGAATGGTCAAGCTCACGTATCAGACACGCTTCGATCTTTACGCCCCCGTGCTCGAAACAATCGTGCCTCTAAAGCACGAAGAAATCCCGATTCAGAAACCTGGACGCAATTATCGCTGGTCAAGCTTCGGAGGCTATTGGCAAAACAGCAAAACCGGCGAGAAGAGATACGTCGTTTAAACACCCATATGAAAAAAACCCTGACAATCATCGCCTGCGCTACCCTGGCGCAGCTCACCGCCGCCCAGGCCAACTGGTTCACGCAAATGTTTGAATCGGACGTGGACCGCATCGCCCGCGAATTCCGGGAGAAGCAAGCTCAAGAACACGCCGACCAGGAATGGCTAGCTTTCGTTGGCCGCGAACGCCAGATCCGCATGAATGCCACCCGTCGCCTCTATGGTGATGGCAACCCCGAGCACCTCGAAGCCCTGTCCGAGCAGCTCGACCCAGCGTATCTCGACGCCTATCGCAACGCCTACAACCGCTAACCGCAAACGCCCCGCTGAATAATGAAACTCGTCTGGAATAAACACGCCTGCGGCGGCTGGGTTGCGTTGCTTCCGGACGGCGGTTCGGCGCACATTATTCCGCGTGCGTTCGGCGGAACGCATGCGCGGTTGCGCGTATTCAAGTCCGTCTTGCAACCATATTTTTTTAACCATCAATTTTATCCAACCGTCGCAAAGGCGAAAGCCGCGTTGATGGAAAAATTGAAGTCCCCCGCCGCCTAGAACGCGTACAGTCCCCACTAATCAGTGCGCACGTCCTTGCACGCCCGCCACGACCTTCGAACCGCACTTCCAACTAACTATACCACCATCACAACCTAAGGTCACCACGACCCCTTGTAGCGCCAACAAAAGCCTAAGTGCGTGCGAGCCATAGCTCGTCCGCGTGCGAGCGCCCCCGCTCGCCCCTGCGTTCACAAACGCTCGCCAACTAACGCACGCACAAGGCACATCAAATCATCTTGCAATTCGCCAACAGCTAGGCGTATACTATACAGACACGCACAAGGCACATCAAATGACACTCCACGAATTTCAAGCTTACCATAACGACCGTTACGCATGGCTCATGGTTCTTACCGCATACGACGCCATGTATCACTCTTTTTACTCTAACTCGCAGTGTGAATCACTCGTTCGCATGAAGTGGGGATTCCCCCCGCGCCGGCTGAAACCCTAGGCAAATCGCCGAACACGCTGAAATAATGAGCGAAACCTACGACACAAAAAGAGCAACGGCCTTGCTGCACAAACTCGCCGCACAAAATGTCTCAGATTTCAAGGCGGATAAAAAGATCCCCGAAGCGGATCGCGGCAAAGCCTACATCGTAAAGTCCGGGGAGTTTATGGCTGCACTCAAACGGGAAGGTATCCCGCATCCTGAGAACATTATGACATTCTGGCAATGGGCCGAACCCATCGCCAAACACGTCCTCCCCCGGTATAGGCGTGCCCTTCGACGCAAACCGTAACCAACGCGTAGGCTCTGCCTATGCGCACGATTCGAATGACCAAAATCAAATTATGAAAAACTCCACCACCTACACCCCCGAAGAAAAGGCCATCATCAGCGCCGCCGCCGCCCTCTGGGGCCGCAAGGGCGGACAAGCTACCGGCGCCCGCAAGGCCCGCCACGTCACCTCCGAACAGGCCCGCCACGCCATCAACACCCGCTGGGCCCGCTACCGGGCAGCGCAAGCCACCACCGCCCCCAAGAATAAATAACCCCCATGAACGCATCTGACGCACCCGCAACCAAGGCCGACATTACCGACTTGCGCCAGTTCATCGTTGAACGGGAAGTCGTCGCCATCCGTTGGATAATCGGCCTCCAGATCACTTACTTTTTCGGCACCCTGGCCACCATGTGGTTCATGCTCGCCCACTACAAACCATAACCCTGTGCGTAAGGCATTCACCCCCCAGCACGCCTAGGCTAGCGCCTACGCGTTACGCACAAGGCACACCAAATTATGAACAAACGCATCGCCCTCTATTACCGCGTCTCGACCGACGACCAGTCAATCGACCCCCAGCGCCTCGAACTTGAGGAATACTGCACCCGCAAGGGCTGGCCCATCGCCGCCGAATACTCCGACTCCGTCAGCGGCGCCAAGTTCACCCGCACCGGTCTCGACCAGCTGATGGCCGACGTCCGTAAACGCCGCATCGACGTCCTTCTCTGCGTGAAACTCGACCGACTTGGTCGTAGTTTCCCTCACCTGGCCCAGCTCATCTTCGAGTTCGATAGCAACGGCGTGGCCCTCATCTGCACTTCGCAGCCCATCGACACGAGCGAGGAGAACCCGGCTGGCCGGCTGATCATGCACGTCCTGATCGCCATGGCCCAGTTCGAACGCTCGCTCATCCAGGAGCGCACCCGTGCGGGCCTGAAAGTCGCCCGGGCCAGGGGCGTGAAGTTCGGCCGTCCCGTCCGACCTGTCACCGCAAAGTGCCTGGAGACGCTTGCATCCTTCCGCGAGGGAAAGATTCAAGGTTACCGCGAACTCGCCCGCGCTCTCGACTGTTCGGTGAGCCGCGCCCACGCCCTGGCAAAGGCGGCTTGACCGTAACGCACACCCTGTGCGCGGCTGCGCCTCCTCAACCCAGCACGCGTGAATGAAACCTTATGCCTTACGCCGATCCGGACCGACAACGTGAATACAACCGCATCCTGGCACGTAACCGTTATCAGCAAGATGCAGAGTTCCGCGCTGATGAGGCCCTCCGAAAAAGGCTTTGGTATTATAAAAACCAACTGGAAATCCTTGAGCGAAAAAAGGTCAGGAGATACTACATCCAAAAGAGAAACAGGATCCTGCAGAGATTGATTGACCTGGTCAGTGACTACGTGACCACCTCCATACTCCGCTAATCCCTCAGCACGCGTGGGCCACGCGCACGCATGTCCGGATCGACAATCCTGCCAACGTTATCCCGGTTCCACTGCCCTGCCCTGCGTACACGCGTGAACATCCGTTGTTGCCGCATCTCGCCCAGCTTCTCGATCACTGTCTGAGACTCTTTCAACGCGGACTCGCAATGGGCGATGTAGTCGGGACTCTTCGCGTGATTCAACCGGTTACGCATTACTCGCCGGTGCTCCCCAACGATTTCAAAGAGCAGCTCAAATTCTTTGGCTGTCAGCGGCTCGGTCATTCCTCCGGTTCGGGGGCCAGCTTGACACCCAAGCCGGCCGCATATTGCCGGATGGCCTCGCGCACCAGATACGCCTGCGTCACTTCCAGGCGCTTGCCTCGCTTGGCCAGAAAGGCCAGCTGGTCCGGCGCCAGGAAAATCTGGCACCTCCTGAATTTCTCGGCGGGCTCTTTTTTGCGCATCTCTTAAAAGTATCTATACATACAAACTCCCCGGTGTGCCTATTTTTATTTGCAAACATCACTACATATCGGTATATATATGTAGCAATCCCAAATGAACACCATCACAACAGAAAACACGGTCACGATCACCGACTTCGAGCGCCAGGCGTTGCTGGGCGTTCTGAATGCCTCGGCTGATTACCTCACCATCAGCGACCTGCGGTGGATGACCTACCTGGTCATCCGGATCATCAAACGCTCGGGACTTCTCTAAACACCCAACACCCAAATGAAAAGAATCACCATCAAGCGAATCAGCGCCTGGAGCGCGACCAAGGTAGCCGTCGTTTATTACACCGCCGTGGGCCTGATCTTCGGCGCCACCATTCTCCTGACAGTCCCTAATAGCCTGACCCAGGCCATCGCCATAGCCATCGCCTACCCCATCGCCGGCCTGCTCGTCTCCCCGCTAATGGCCTGGCTCTATAACCTGGCCGCCTGGCTGACCGGCGGCCTGGCAATCGAGGTCCAGGAAAGCCGGATCGTAACGACCACGACCACCTATGAGGACGAACGCGCTTTCGCTGAGAAATGAACATGACGATCATCGAAATCATTCTCACAACCGTGGTCCTGCCCTTGATGTCCGTCGCCTTCTCCCTCGGCTACTGGTACGGATATGAGAAGGGCAAAGCCGATGGGTTCGAGCGCAAATAGCTTACTGCTCACCCAGCACGCGTAGGATACGCGTTACTTGAGCCGGCCTCCGCTTGCCGTATACTACCCTACGCCACGTCCACCATGAAACCCAATGAAGAGCAGCTCCGCGAGGAGATTGCGGCCAATCACCCCTTCACCCTGATCACTGCTTCCGGTGCTAGGGTCAAGGTGCAGAGTCATGACCACATCATCCTGCCCCCGCTGGTCGATGAGAACGGCGTCGGCCTCGACGACCACGACCGCTCCGACTTTTTCCAGGTGTGGAGCAACGGCCGGCGGTATCGTTGGGTGGCCTTCACCTCGATCAACGTGATTGAAGCCCAATCCCCGACCGCGGCATGAACGAAACCGAACAACTCGTCACCAAGGACTTCCTTAAAGGGGAGCTCCAGCAGCTGAAAGTTGAGTTGCTTGAACAGTCGCAAGCCAATCAACGATGGATTGTCGGCCTGATCATCGGGGTTTACGCCACCAACATCGCCACCCTTCTTGCGATCCTCTTCAAATCACATTGAAGCCTAGCCCAGAACTCGACCCCCAGGCCGCCAAGCTACTGGAGTTGCTGCAGCATGCCGGGATCGACGCCATCCCGGTGCGTGACGAGCCCAACGAGAACTATACCCACGAGCTGATCCTGTTCTTCGACGAGGAGAAGTTCGTCGTCTCGGTCGATCCGCGCACCCCCACCGTGTGGCTCAAAGGGGTGCACGAAACTTCGCGCTAGGAGCCCCGTGGCGGGCTTTTCTCGAAGCCTCCGCTATCCCCACCCTCGGAAAATTCCGGGCCTTTCTTCTGCTCGGCTGCGTGGATCTGGTCGAGCAGTTCGCAGGCCCCGGTGCAAATCCCAGCCTCGTGATCGCAGGGCCCGAGCCCGGCGAGTTTGCCCCTGAGTTCAGTGAGTGAGTTCTTCATGATTGTCTTTGTTAAGGCCAGCGGCGCCTCCCTGGCGATCAGCTTGAGGATTTTGTGGTCCACCACACAGGTTTCCGGGGGGCTTTGTTACGCTCCTTATATAGCTCATTGCCGCAGGACCAGATGTACCAATCAATTGCGCCGACTGATGTGTACCATTTACCGGTTCGTTTCTGGGCGGGCACGGTGCCTCGGGCACACATGCGCATCCAGGTTCGCAGGGTGCAGAATTGCGGAAGCATAGAATTCGGGGCGTTGAATACCTCGGCCAACGGCTTCATGGCCTGACTCCCTTGTGGCGTTTGTCGCTTGGTAACCATCGCTTCCTTATTCTCGGCATACCAGGGTTTCTTGCGCATCGCCTCGACTCGCCGAAAGTCGTAATTGCGGCGATACTTTTCGCGAAAGTGCTTGCGTTTGAATTCCCGTTGCTTGTGGGGATCGCTGTATGGTGACATTCATTATATTTTGGTGACTTCTTAACATGCCGTCCTACGAATCCGTCAAGCCTGATCAGTGTTTAAAGTGCCCACCACTCTTCGGCGCGGCTTTTGAATCGGGCGGCACCATACTTATACTTGGTCGTGTTGCTGTGCGAATGACCCATCTGGAAGCGGGTCAGCTCAAGATTCTCATAAAACGCTATGTGGTAGCTCTTATAGGAATGGCGTAGGCAGTTGTCTGGCCACGCCTTCACCCCAAGGACCTCGCGCAATTTGGTACGGAGTCCGTACAGGGTGCGTTGGCCGCCAGGAACAATCTTGCGTGAACCTCTTCCGCCATCGGGGCGTCTTTGCTCGGCCGCATCGATCTGCTTACCTTTGAGGGTTACAGGTTCGAGGTGCCGATGGAAGGCAGGCTCCATTGTAACCATACGGTCGCCGGAAATCTCTTCGTCTTCATCGTCCTCATCTGACAACCAGACTTCCTTGACGTCCGCGTTGTCCACCTCTTTGGCCTTCCGGACGCGGATCTGATTTTCCTCCCAAAAAAGGTCATCCCAGTCGAGCGCGAGAATCTCGTCCGTGCGAATCCCAGCAAATCCACCTAGGCAAAGGTATGCTGTGAGTGCGCGATTACCTTTGGCTGCCTCCAAACATCGTCTCATGTGCTCCGGTTTCATGATCGGACGGTTTGGCCTTTTAAAATGCGGCTCCTTCAGGATCTTCATCGGGTTATTTGTGATCCATCCAAAATCATGGCAGTGATTGAAGAACTGTCGGATCCGTCGCCAGTAATTACCCTGCGTTGTGGGGGAATATTTGCCGGTCAGTGAGCGTAGCAGCGCATCCAATTCCTGCACTTGCACCGTGTCGATTGGATCGCGCCCATGACGGGCGGTCAGCGGCGCAAGGCAACGTCGAAGTTGAAAAAAAGTAGGCTTTTTTTGGACGAAGCGTTCTAGATATTCTTGAGCACATTGGCCAAGGGGTCGAGCTTTGCTCCCATTCGCCTGCACCTGTCCACGGACATCTGCCTTCGCATAGCCAATGTCAGGAGTGAGCACGCGGAGGATGTAGACTTCTGCTTGCTCGCGGGTGGCAAAGAACTTTCGCTTGCGTTCACTGCCCGTCAGCACCTTGGGCACCACGACCATGAAGGGCGTGGATTTCGAGTATTTATAGTCGTCGACTTTCAAATGCTTCTTCATGAAAAATTACAACAGAAATGGGCTTGTTGTAATTCCTATAGATGAGAAGTGATGAGAAGTCAAGAGAAGTGATGAGGAGTGACTACTAATAACACCCAGTAAATGAAGGATTTACGATACGTAAGTGCTTGATTTCCAAGGGCGCTGCCCGATATGGATTCGAACCATAAATAAAGGCTCCAAAGGCCTTGTCATTTACAGAGTAAAATGACAACTGAAAGCCGGTCTTATTGTCACTTTATTTAAAAATGGCAACTGCAACTTCAAAACAGATTGCACAACATAGCATTGTTTGGGACCCGCTTTCCCTCATCGCCTTGCGCACGAGGCTGACAATCCAGTTGCTACGGCTTCGGTCCTCTGCAAGCGCCTGGGTACAAACATAGTCATAAACCTCTTTGGGCAGTGAAACGGTAATTGTAGTCTGTCCGGCGGCTCGTGCGTGACTGCGCTTTTTCTTCATACGGGTAGGAAGCAATTGGTAATATCCCGACCGGTCGGCAGTTGACAAGCGGCGATTAACCGTTGACTTGGAACATCATGCCGTCTTAAATCACGCTGAAATATGCGTAAGAACCTCACAATTACTGTGACATTGTCACAAGAGCTTTTGCGTGAGGTAAATAAAAGGTGCGAAGTAGAGGATCTCAACCGAAGTCAGTGGATTCGCAAACTCATCCGCGCCCATCAAATGGCGCGACAATCTCCCACCGATCGAGATCCGCCGGCCCCGAATTCACCTAAATCCTAGGACGAATTCCCCACCTAATCGAAGATTTTTGTTGGGTTAGCAAAATTTTTTTCTTTGGTCCGAGGCGACATTTGGTCCGTCCATTTGCGTACCGTTCGTCCCTCGAAAATGAGGCGGGATCCTACACGCCTAAATTCCGCTTAACCCCGGCATAGGCTCATTCATGACGTTATTGTAATGTTCCACATCACCATGGAACAAACAATTCATGGTTCAAATGTTACAATCCGGTTCAAGGCAGTCCTTTTTAGGGTGTTAGGTTCGTTGGACGAAAATCCACTTCGAAACGAATATCGGTCGTCGAGTTAGAGTTGGCCGTGGTTCCATGGTGTTCCACGATGAAGTAATCGTGCCTGGTTAAGATCTTGGCAAGACGAATGGTTTGACTGGAACCCTAGCCGGTCCTAATGAGGGCTGAACGGACTTTTCCGAGTTGAAGATCTGGAGAATTTTTGCACAATTCTCAGGCATCGATGAAACAGACAAAGGTCCCCGAAAAACAGTATGTGCGGGATGACAAACTGACCCGCCCCGCCGGCATCGGATTGCCCGGCGACCTCCTCAATTGGGTTACCGACATGGCCAGGGACGAAGGTATCCCCAGATCCCGGTTCGTCACCCAAGTCCTCGAAACGGAACGCAAACGCCGTCGCCGTCGCCCCTCAACCACAATGGTATGACAACCAGAATTCCTCCATTCGATCCAGCCGACCTTAAACCGATCAGGACCCTGTTCAAGGAAGGTAAATTCCCGCCGCAGATGACCCTGCAGCACATCCTCAAGCTCTGCGCACGGCGCCAGTTTCCCTGTGTCATGATCAGCAACGAGTGGAACACCACTGAGACGCACATCCGTGCATGGATCTGGGACCATGCCAATCCCTCTTTCCGCAAAATTACCTCCTAACCGGGCGCAAGTCCATGAACCCCGCCACCGTTCAGAAAACCTGCCCGTCCTGCCTCCGGGCCTTTGAGGGCCACCCGGACGCTCTTTACTGCTCCCTGACCTGCATCCGGCGGGCCAAACGCCAGCGCCGCAGGGAACGCGCCGGCTACAAGCACTTGCCGGCCGAGGGTTCCCCCAACGAAGCGGAATACGTCAACATCTCCGCCGAGAACCTGAGCCGCGTCTACGCCGACATCGTCACCCACGTCTACGAGCGGGACATCAAACTGATCGGCGACATCCCTCCTAATGTTCCGAAGCCCCATGACGTGATCCTGACCGACGTCCCCGGCACCAACTACTCCCTCGCCTATCACCGCGTCCGAGCCGTCATCTAACTTTTTCCAATGAACCCCGCCGCCGAAACCGAACTGACCGAAACCTTCACCGCCGCCCTCGATGCCTTAACCCCGGAGGCTTCCACCGAGATCCTCTGCGAGTGCAACGAGTTCACCGCCTCGATCAAGAAGGATCCCGCCTTCCAGAAGCTGGAGGAAAACCGCTCGCTCTTCATGTCGATGATCGACCTCCAGACCGCGGCCTTCGAGAAGCTCCGCAAATCGCCCCTGCCCACCTCCGTGCTGGAACCCAATGCGGTCCGCTGGGTCCAGCTGCTCGCCGGCATCGCGCCTTACCGGGATTTCAACGTGGTCGCTCTCCAGTTCGCCCTTTTCATCATCGCCCAGGAACACGGCATTTTCGCGATTGAGGACGACAACAGCCGGCTCTTCACCTGCTACCTGCACGTCCGGATCGCCTGCAACACCCTGATGGAAGCCGCCGGGAGCGGCCGCAACTAAACCATGGAACAGAGCTACCAAACCGAATTCGGCTTCCTCGAAGATTTAAAAACCAAACACCACCACCATCCCAACCAAATGAACACTTACGAAACTCACAGCTGCGGCTACCGCCTCACCTTCCAGGGACCCGAGACCGTCGAAGACTACGACGCCAAAGTCGGCAAGCCGGGGACCGCCCTGGAACACGCCTGCCTCCACACGATCCACACCCGCACCTTGCCCGAGTGGCAGGAGAAGTTCGCCGCCCTGCTTCAGGAGCGCACAGGCATTCCCCGCCAGATCGAAAGCGAGGCCACGGCCACCCGCAAAGAAATTCCCGAACGGGTCAAAGCCTTCAATAGGCGGGTCCTCGAGCATTGGGGCAACGGCAACGACAAGAAAGCGATCCTCCAACAGTGGGCCCAGGAAACCGCCGATCAGATGGTGGTCACTCCCCCCGCCGCACCCGATGAAAAACTCCCTCCGCCGAGCCGTGCCGATCTCGCCAAGGCCCAGGAGATCCTGGCCCGCGACCCGGCCGTCGTGGCCCAAAAAATCCAGCTGATGCTTGGCGAAGTTCCCGGCTTCAAACTGGACCGTGATGCCGAGGGCCGGCCCGACCCGCAAAGTTTCGCCCACCTCCTCAATCGCTTCATCCTGACCAAGCTGGGGCTCGGCAAGTAAAAGAGCTTTCCCGTGAACACCCAGATCTGGGCCCGGTTGCCGGCTGAAGTCCACGAGTACTTTTTCCGGAAGGTGCTCGCCGGGGAACGCGGGGCCAAGCAGGACCTCACGACCCTCTTCTACCAGGCCCTCTACGCCGAATGCCAGCGCCGGAATATCCCCGCCACCTGGAGCGCCGAGAACAGCCACTTGGTCCACGAGGTGGCCGCCCAGCTCAACTTCAATCATGAACCCGACCGATCACGATGCCCCGTTGATCCAGCTCCTGAGTATCAAGCACAACCCGCTGGTGGCTGAGATGACCCCGGAGCAGCTCACCGCCCTGGTGCAAAAGCTTCGCCACGGCAAAGCCCCACCCTCGACCAAAACGCTCAAACTCACCAAGGCTGCCACCGCCAAGGCCGCCTACAACGCCTTACTCGACACCCTATGAAAAATGCCCAGAAAGTCTCGACTGCCCAGCAAGTCCTCGATCACGCCAAAAGCCTCGGCTTCGAGGACGCCTACCTCACCTACTGCGACGAGGAGGGCACCCTCTTCGAATCGGTCGAGGACGTGGCCAAGGAAACCTTCCCCGGCGAAGTGAACATTGGCATCCACCTGATTCTCGATGAAGAGCTAAGACTCCTAATCGAGGAGGGCGAAGAGGACTCCGACGATCCACCCAGGACCACCTTCGTCTCGTGATCGACCTCACTATCGACTTGCCGGCGGCCCACCCGCCGGAGCCCAACGACGCTCCCCTGCGGCCGCTCCTGACCCCTTTGCCGCAAGAGGGCCATTACCTCCTGGTGCTCGACAACACTTCGATGGAAGTGTTCACCCGATGCCCGACAGCGGGCCGCTACCGCCTCGTGAACCGCCGCGAGGCTCATGCCCGGAATGCTGCCCTGACCTTCGGTGGAGCCCTTCACGAGGGCCTCCAAGCCCTCTTACGAGGGCTTCCAGAGAATGACCAGGACCAGGCGATCCTCCAGTACTTCGCCGAGAACCCCGCCCCGCCCGACGAATACCGCACGCCCGTCCTGGCCTTGCAAGTGATGCGCCACTACCGCTTCCGTCAAAGCCTGCCCGACTACGAGTGGAGCGTCCTCTCCGACCCTGAGCCGCTGATCGAGCGGCCCTTCGAATTGCCCCTCGGCGTTCTCGATGTGAACGCGCCCATTCAGCTCCCCAATTGGCCCGAGCCTCGCCTGGTCAAAGTGGTCCACGTCGCCTGGTCGGGCAAGATCGACCTGATCGCGCACACCAACAGCCGCAACCGGGTGGTCGATCACAAAACAACCAGCGTGGCCGGCGACACCTACGTCCCTGGTTTTGTCTTGAGTCACCAGACCATCGGCTATGTCTGGGCCGCCCAGCAGATCTGGCCCGATCTCGACGTCACCGGATTTTGCTTGAACGCGATCTATCTCAAGCGGCCCCTGCCCGGCACGATCAATCTCTTGGCTAAGGGTCCCCGCCAAGGCTTGCCCCCGCTCGATTTCTTCCGCGCCTATTTCGACTACAGCCCCGAGCGCCTCGATCAATGGGAGCGCAACAGCCTGACCCTCGCCGAGGACTTTGTGCACTGCCTCATCCGCCGCTACTTCCCGATGTTCACCCATCACTGTTTCAACAAATTCGGCCGCTGCCAGTATCATGATATTTGCACTCTCGATGACCCGGCGGTCCGTCAGCGGATGCTCGACTCCGACATGTATCGCGACGTCACCTGGTCACCCACCGGACAATGATCACCTATCGGTTCGCGGGCTCTTCGCAAAGCGGCCTCTTCTTCACCGGGGAGCTTAGCGTGCCCGATAATACCCCACCCGACCGTATCGCCATCAAGGTTGCGCACGAGTGCGCCCGCCGCTCGATATCCGCCGGCTACCTCTGGGACCCCTTTAACCTCCAAATCGCCATCAAAAGAAAAAGAAAAACACGCCGTGCACCCCATAAATAATTACCTCGCCGAAACCCATATCCGCCTCCTCCTCCAGGGGCCCTCGGGAGCCGGCAAAACGACCCTGGCCTGCCACTTCCCCAATCCCTACATCGCCGACCTCGACATCAACCTGGGCGGCCCCCTGCGCTGGCTCCGGGAGAACAACGGCCCGATGCCCGTGGGCTACGACGTCATCGGTCGTTCGGATGACGGCAAAGAGGTTCCCCTGAAGGATTGCTTCGGGCGCCTCATGCTCTGTCTCAGCAAGGCCCTAAAGGAGCCCTCGGTCGAAACCATCGTCATCGATAGCGCCACCCGCCTGAGCGACTACATCATCGCCGAGGTGTGCCGGACCCAGGGCAAGTCCGAGATGACCCTCCAGCTTTGGGGCTTTTACCTTGCCGCCTGGAAACAGCTCCTGGCCCAACTCGCCGCCCAGCGCAAACACCTAGTGCTCACCTGCCACGAAAGCGTGGAGAAAGACGAAGTCGACCAATCGCTGCGCTACTTCGTCCAAGTCGCCGGCCAGATGAAATACATTATCGGCTCGATGTTCACTGACGTCTGGCGCTGCGAAGTCGCCGTCACCGCCGGGGCCAATCCCAAGCACACCTTCCAGGTCCGCACCATGCCCGACTACCGCTACTCGCTTAAGAACAGCCTCAGCCTTCCGCCCATTTTCAAATTCGACTGGAAACTCGTCGAGGAACGCCTGGCCGCATGAATACCAAAACCAAAAATGGTGAGCTTACCCGAAAGCGTGGCCGTCCGCCGACAATTACACACCGGGGCGACCGGGCAAAAATCGCAAAAGCCTTTTGGCAGATAAAGCTCTTGGGATTCTCCAAACATGCTGCAGCCGAAATCGTAGCAGAGCTTGCCAACTGCAACCCGTCTCCTGCCGCGATCTATATCCTGAAACTGGCCAGAAAACTTAACCCAAACCCAGAATATCCAGCATCGTGAACGTCACTTACCTTGTCACCGTCGTCCTGCCCGATGCCATGGACCCGGCGAGCATCGCCGACACCGCTTTTGACATCGAGGACGACCTGATGACCAATTTCGAGGTCGTTTCGGTGACCCCGTGGGCTCGGCCCTCCCTCGACTTGAACCAAGCCGCCCCCGAGGCTCCGCCGCTTTTCTAAAACCAAACCAAAAATCCAAAAATCCAATGAGTGATAATCAACCACTAAGCATTAGCCTAAACCTTGCTGATATCAGCACCACCGTCCCCTTGATCGCGGACGGCACCATGGCCCGCGTTCGTCTCAAAAACATCAGCCAGACCGAGCGCGACGGAAACCCGGTGATCAAGTGGGAGCTGACCCTTGTCGAGCCTGCGTCCACTACCGAGGGCGATCAAGTACGAGCCGGCTTCCCATTGTTCGTGAGCTTCGACACCTCACAGGAATTCTTGATGCAGAAGATGGCCCGCTTCGTCGACGGCTTCCTGGGCACCGGGGACGCCAACAACAAGAAGGGCAAACCGACCCGCCCGCAGTTCAATGCCCACATCGTGAGCCAGATGATCGGGACCGAGGCCATGGCCAAGATCACCGTGATCAAATCCAAGAAGTCGGACTATGTCGGCAACGACATCGCCACCGTGACCTACCTCGGCGACCTGGCCGCCGCAGCCTAACCCCACCAGAATCGGGGGGAGGCCATGCTCCCCCCTTTCCCAATGAGAAAAATTGTCCAGATTGCAGTGATACCCGGCGATTTAGCGCACAACGACCCTTTCATGTGGGCATTGTGCGACGACGGAAGTCTATGGATGGCCGTCTGCGATAGGGAGGACGGCATTGCCAAGTGGGAGATGGAAATGACCCCGGATCCGTATCTTTCGTTTGACCCGATGGCCTGCTATGAGCCGCCTGAGAGCCGCCTGAGAAATGATCGCCAATCTTAGCCGGCTCGTTCCCAACGAGCACCCGATCATCGTCGATGGCGTCGATTACCGGATCGCCGTCATTGGCGAGGCTCCAGGCGAAGACGAGGAGAACTATCGCCGGCCCTTTGTCGGCGCCTCCGGTCAGTTCTTGAGCAACATCATGCGCAACGAGGCGGACATCAACCGCCAAGCCTGCCTCATCGGCAACATCTGTCAGCACCGCCCCCCTTTGAACGAAATCGGCTTCTTCGATTGGGATGGCCCCGAGATCCAGGACGGCCTGGCTGAGCTGGCCCGCGACATCACCCGTTTCGACCCCCACCTTTGCGTGCTCCTCGGGAACACCCCGCTTCGGGCCGCAGTGGGCGCTCCTGCCAAGATTAGCGACTGGCGGGGCTCCCTCTTCGTCTCGGACTTTGCAAGCCCTCCTGCGCCCTTCTACGGCCGCAAATGCTTGCCCTCCCTTCATCCCGCTTATGTCCTCCGGGAATTTGCCGGCTACCCTTTGCTAAGATTCGATCTCAAGCGGGCGCGAGAGGAAGGCACTAGCCCGGCTTTGCAATTGCCCCATCGCGACTTGCAGACCGACCTCGACGCTAGCGAGCTTTGCTGGCTCCTCGACAATTGGCCGAGCGGCCGCCGGTGCTCCGTGGACATCGAAGGCACCCTGCACAATGGATGGCCGTGCGTGAGCATCTGCGGCGACCCCACCCGCTCGATTTGCATCGTCTGGTCCCGCTTCAGCGAAACCGAACATGCCCAAGTCTTGCAAAGCTTCAGTCGGCTGATGTTCCGCGCCAACGTCCCCAAAGTCCTCCAGAACCAACTTTACGACAATTTCGTCCTTAGCTACGGCCTAGGCATTCCGATCCGCGGCGTGGCCGAGGACACCCTGATCAAGGGCTGGTCGATCTATGCCGAGTTGGGCCGTTCCCTCGCGACGCAGGCCAGCGTGTGGACCCGCCAACCCCATTGGAAGGATGACTCGATGTATGGCGACGTCGGCGAAGGGCTCTACCGGGGCTGCGCCATGGACTCGGCGGTGACCCTCGAAATCTGCTGCGCCCAAGATGCCGCCTTGCACGGGCCTCCGCTCATCCACTATCGCCGGATGATCGAGCTCCAAACGCCCTTCCTTTACATGGAGCTGCGCGGGATCCGCTACGACCGCGACAGGGCCAAGGCGATGCTCGCCGACACCGTCGAGCAGATCAAGCCCGTGGGCGAGCGATTGGCCGCTTCCGCCGGCAAAGAACTGCGCGGTCCCAAGGGCAGTCTCTCCCCTTATAAGTTGATGGACGCCCTCTACACCGACAAGGGCTATGCCCCCCAGTATGCCAGGGAGCCGGGGAGCAATCGCAAATCGGACAAGCTCACTTCCGACATCGACGCGATCCTGACCCTCAAACGCACCCGCCCCAATGATGAATTCCTCTCCGATATCCTCAAACACCGTCACCTCGAAGGAGTTCGAGAAACTCTGCAAATCACTGCTGATAACGACGGCCGAGTCCGTTGCGGCTACTCTCTTGAAGCAGAGACGGGCCGAGTTAAGTGCTATACGTCGCCCACAGGTTCGGGTGCAAATCTGCAAACCATCCAGAAGGACCTCCGGATCAACTATTGTGCCGATGAAGGTCACGATTTCTTTCAATGCGATCTTGAAGGCGCCGATGGGTGGACCGTTGCTGCTCACTGTCATCGACTAGGCGACCCCAACATGTGGCTCGACTACCTGGCCGGGATGAAGCCCGCCAAGCTGATCGCCCTCATGTATTGGCTCGGGCCCGCCGTCAACGATTTCGACCGCGAGGAGCTCAAATGGCTCCACGACCACGTTTTCCCGATTGTCATCCAACTCGCCGGCAAGTGGCTCTACCTGGGCTGCAAACGCGTCCAACACGGTAGCTCCTACATGATGGGGATCCCAACCATGTGCGCGAACATCCTTCGGGACAGCTTCAAGGAATCCGGGACCCCGATTTACATGGAGCAGTCCGTGGCCAAGAACCTGCAGAACCTAATGTTCACCCGCTACCCCGGAATCTTGACCTGGCATCGCTGGGCTGAATCCAAACTGGTGGCCGATGCTAAGCTTGCCTCGGCCTCGGGCCAGTGCCGCCTCTTTTTCGGCCGGCGCTTTGGCCCGGCGATGCATGACACGGTGAAAGAATTCCTTGCGCACGAACCCCAGTCCAACACCACCTGGGCCACCAGCCTGGCGATGCTCAAACTGTGGAATGATCCGGAGAATCGGCGTCCGGATGGATCCCTAATCATCGAGCCGCTGCACCAAGTGCACGACGCCTTGTGTGGCCAATGGCCTCGCGACCACCGGGACTGGGCTCGTGCCAAGGTCCGCTCCTATTTCGACAACACCCTCTCGATCGCCGGCCGGGAGGTGAAGATCCCTTTTGATGGCGCCTACGGCCCCTCCTGGGGCGAGTGCGCTAGCAAGATATGAATGAAAGCCCTCCTCATGCGCATTTTTCGCCGACTTCTTCGTCGCCGCCGGCGCACCTACATCATCCTGCCCGCCGTGGACCCCGCCGATGACCACACCTGGTAACCTTATGAACAGTACCCTGCCCCAGCAAGTCACCAACCGCTATGTCGGCCGGCTGATCCGGAAAGGCGCCAATGACGAATTTGAACTCATTAATCTGCTCCGGCAGAACGCCACCGCCGATGAGTTGGTCGTCGGCCACTACTACCAAGCGGTCATCCTTCGGGTCAACGATGCCTCCAGCGAGTCGGCGGCGGGCGTGACTCCCTTCCAGGCCGTCCAGCGGGCCTTAAGCAAAGTGGGCGTCACCTTCCGCCCATGACCAATGATGAAATCCGCAAATTCATCCTTTGGCTCAACACCCTTAGCTGGTCCCAGCTCTGCGACCTCGCCGCCTATTGCCTCCAGCTCGCCCAGGAAAAACGCGAAGAGAACCGCAAAATTATTCGCCGTGCTGATTGAGCACCGCCGAGCACTTGAATGGGCATTCGTGGTCCTCTACTTCATCTTCAGCTTCTGGCTGCTGTGGGAACTTTGCTGGTTGGTGGCGTTCTGAACACGGCCATGACTCAGTATTTCATCTACGGCTTTCTGATTGGCCTGCTCGTTTATTGGCTCCTCTCGATGTTACCGCTATGAAACCGATGCGTTCGTTGCCACTATCGCCCAAAAGGCTCACCTACCCCTGCTTCATCCAGCCCCGCCTGGCCGGCATCCGCGCCCTCTACCAACTCGGTCACTTTCAATCGCAGAACTCCGGCAGCCTGCGGCACCTCACCGAGCCCTTGAGCAAAATTTTCGACGCCGCGATCATCCTGGACGGTGCCCTCTACGTTCACGGGTGGCCGATCGAAGAGATCGAGCGGGCCATCGCCGTTGACTGCGAAGACGTCGAGTACCACGTTTTCGACGTCGTGGATTTCCACCGGCCCTTCGCCTCCCGGTTCATGGCCCCGGCGAGCATTTTGACCGATACCCAATACCTTCACAAAACCCATGTGGTCGAGACCCACCGACTGAACTCCGGGGAAAGCCTTCCCTATTACCGGGGCAAGTGGGCCGACTATAGTGGCGTTATCTATCGGCTGGGGGATGGACCTTACGTCCCCGGCCTCAGCATGCACCTCCTCCATGAAAGTAGAACTACCCAGCGAAGACCCGATGAGCGTGGACGCGATCCTGCAGCTCATCCGCGGTCTGACGACCCAGCAGGTCCGTGAGCAGCTTGAACACGACGAAGAGCACAACGTTGACCGCCTCTTCTCCATCTATCACTTTTTCCGCCTGGCCAAGGACCGGTGAGTATCCTCCATGACTATATCGAGCTGACCAAAGGCACCGAGGTGCCGGAACTCTTTAATGTCTGGGGCGCTTACGTCCTCATCTCCTCTTCGGTCAGCCGCCGCGTCTGGCTCATCCACGGCCGGGACCCGATCTACGCCAACATCTACGCCATGCTAGTGGGGGACGCCGGCAACGGAAAATCGGTGGCCCTCAACGAGGTCCGGGACCTGTTGGTCGATATCGAAAACATTCCCCTGGCGCACTCGATCGAAACCCCCGAGGGCCTCTTGAGCCGGATGTCCGGCTACCCTGACGCTGACCCCCCTGAACTTTTCGAGGGGGCCTTCGACACTCGGCACCCGCACGGCGCCGTGGCCCAGGTCACCCCGATCACGATCATCGCCAACGAATTCGTCAACTTCATCAACAAGGCGCCCGAGAACTGGATTCACCTGCTCAATGACATCTACGACACCGACAAGAAATTCGGCTACTATACCAAGAGCAAGGGCGAGGACATGATCCACGGGCCCTATTTCGTCCTCTTCGGCGCTCTCACCACCGAGACCAGCTTCGACATGGTCAAAGGCCGGATCATCCAATCAGGATTTGCCCGCCGCTCTATTTTCCAATATGGCGAGCGCCGCTTCGATCAGCCCTGCCCTTTCCCGCCGGGAGGCCCCCAGAAGACCGCCCTTCGCGAGAGCATTATTCACCAGTGCCGCTCCCTCCAGAACCTGACCGGCGCGTTCCTGATGCCCCAGCGGACCAAAGACCACTACAGTGCGTGGTACATCGAGCACAGCCGCAATTGCCCCAAGGCACCCGCCCACATGCGCTCCTGGTTGACTTCCAAGCCCATGCAAGTCCTGAAGCTTAGCATGCTCACTTCCCTGAGCTTCAGCCACGACCTCGAAATTCTCCCCCTGCACCTCGACATTGCCCTGGATTTCCTGGGCAAGATGGAAGAGTCCCTCTACGGCATTTTCGGGGGCGCCGGCCGCAACGAGCTGGCCGGCGTGGCGGTGAAAATCTCGACCTACCTGCGCCAACAGGAACGCGCTCTTCCGATCCGGATCCTTCAGAACAGTTTTTTCAATGAGTGCAAGCCGCCCAACGACTTTACGGTCTGCGTCACTCATCTCGTGAGCCAGGGTGAAGCGGCGACCATGAATGTCGCCTCAAACGGATCCGTGATGACCTACATCGGCACCCCGCACGTCATGACCGTCTTCAGGGAAGCGAACCGGCCGCCCCCACCGCCGCCGGCATCGGAGGCAACCCCTGCCGACGATCAGCCGCATCCGCCAGCCGATTCAGCTCATACCGGGTCAACCGCGGATTCTGAGCCCGCAGCGCATCCACGCTCTGTGCCCGCTTGAGGCTCCTTTGATCCGGCCGCAGCCCCAGGTTTTGCAACACCTGCGCTTCAAATTGCTTCCTTTGCATTTCCGTGGGCAAGTTGACGTTCATATTGAACATCCGCAGCGTCTTGGCGTACTGTTCCGAGCCGCTTCCCTCCCGCCTCAGGTCCCTTGGGAACTGAAGCTCCACGGCAGCCCTGGCCGCCGACCTCGCCGCGTCCTCCCACTTGAAGTTGGGATCCTCCTGCACTTTCTGGCGCAAGGTCTGCCGGATATCCCCGAATTTGCCCTCCAGCGCCTGATTGGCCAGCCCTTGCGTGAACATCTTGTTGCGCTGGGCTTCCACCTTCTCGGCCCCGAGAGCGACCCGCTGCATGGTGTTCCATTCGGTCAACCTGCTGGGTTGGAATCCGAGCGCCATCCCAACCATCTCTCCGCCCGTCGGATCGAGCACCGGCCGATCATTGTAATCTCTGACCTTGAACCCGTCTGCGGCCAGACCAACGAACTTTTTGGCGACGGGGGGCATCAGCGTAATCAACGCTTCGCCCGGTTGCCCAGTCAGCGCCTGACCCACGCCTTTGAAAAGCTGCGTCCCGAGATTGACTGCTGGGCCCGCCAGCGTCTCGGGATGAAACCCATTGAACTCGCTCATACCCGGAAGCAGGTTGCCCATGCTCAACCGGCTCTTCAAATCCCACCCGAACATGCTCGGGATCCCGTTCATCGCGATATCGGAGATCACGTTGCCCTGCTCCGCATCCCCGGCAAAAAGCATGTTCGTCCACTTCTTCAGGTTCTTGTTGACCTCCAGCTCCGGAAAGACCTGATTGATGCCGGCGACCGCCGCTCCGGCAAAGGGCACTCCCAGCGCCCCGGCGAGCGCCGTCTGCACCGCGAGGAGCTGCACCAACGCCACCCGGGCATTATGCTTTTCGCCCGGCTTCAAGCCCGCTGGATCATAAAATCCTTTGCGGATGTAGTTCGCGATCTGGTTGATCGTCCCAACGTTGTAAGTCTGCATCGACATCGCGAGGACCCCGGCACTCCGCGAAATGTCATCCTTGCCCGAAAACGCCCAAATCGGCCGGTTGGCCCTTCCGCCTACATCATTGACCGTCTGGTTGAATCCCTTAGCTTTCTCGTAAGCCGCCTGCCGCGCATCCTCATACGCTTTGCCGCTAAGCTGCCTCACCCCGTCCTGTTCCATGTGCAGGTCGAAGGCCGCGGTGATCGCCGCGTTGTTATTGAATTTCTCCACCTGCTGGAACATCCACATCGCTTTTTGGTTAATCGCCTTGTGGATCCCGTCGAGTTGCTGCCCCTTGCTCTGCGCCCTGCCGCGGCCCAGCGCCTGCTGGAGGGCCTCCATCCCGTCATTGCCCGGATCGCCCTCGTTGAAAGCCGACACGATGCCCTCGTCCTTGATCTGCCGGTTGAGCCACTCCCTCTCCTTCGCCAACTCTGTCGGGGGCTTTGTTAGTCCCGTCGCCTCCTTCATGGCCCCGATCACCCGCCGAAAGGAGTCAATCGGCTTCCCGGTCAGGTTGCTCATCTCGGTGGCCCCGCGGGTCAGCATCTGGGTTCCATTGATCATCACCGTCGCCGGCGTGAACCCCAGATACCACGTCGAAAGCACTCGCCTCACCTGCGCCGCGATCGCCGGATCCGGATTGAGCATGTTCTGGGAATGCTTATCCATCATTTCCAGAATGTCCGGCCGCGACAGCAACTCGGGCTCGTTACGTAGCGCCCTGGTCTGGGTCCTGAACAGTTCCCTGGTCCAATACGAACTGCTCTGCTCGATCCACCCGATATGATTGCGCACGAAGCTTGCATCCTCGTAGCCCGGTTGTTCGGTCCGGGCGACCATTTCGGCCACTGCATCCGGAGGCATCGCATCCCTGAGCAAATCCGCTTGCCTGGCTTGGAGGGCCTGCAACTCGGGAATCCCGAAATCCACTGGCTGATCGGGGGCATCACCGCTCCGCTCCAGTCGCACGATCTGCCCACCCCGCTCGGCCACCAGCTGCTTGGCTTCCTTTTCGCTATTAACCTTATCAAAAAGCGTCTTGTTACCCTTCCGATATTCCAAGTCGTAGGCCCCGTACTTGCGCATCGTGGTCCACCCAGGATTAGCCTCGTTGAACGCCCGCTGCTTCTGGAGCATTTCGGCACTGTTTTTTGAGACTTGCAGCAAGCCGTCGAAAGCCACTGGACCGAGTTCCTGCTGCAAGCCGGCGAGCTTCACCTGATTCTCGGCCTGCACCTGCGGATTGCTCATGTCCGACATCGCGATATCGAGCATCCGCTTTGAAAATTCCATGTTCTGCGCCACCTTGAGCTTGGTGGCCGGTGCGATCTTGATCGCCCCATTGAGCAGGGCCACGTCGGTCATCTTGTTCATGATCGACTCCATGTTCACCTGACCAGCCTGCGTCAGCCTCGTCACCAGATTCTCCACTGCCTGCCGTTTCCCCTCAGGCACGGAATTGAGCACTTGCCGCACATCTGCGTCGTCCCTACCCAGCATCTGGATGCCGCTCTCCTTGCCCTTCTCGTAATTGTGATACATCCACTTGCTGGCCGCCCTCTCAACCTGCGGGTCCTGCAGGCTTCTCAAGAATTCTTTGGTGAACTTGCCCTTCTCGTCCATCCCGAGCGCCTGCAGGGCCGTCAACTTCATCTTCTTCATGTTGCTTTCCAGCTGAAAGCTCCTGCTCACCCATTCCGAAGCTTCCTGACTGACCTTCGCGAGATACGTCGGGGTGGCAAAAATCCGCTCCAGCATCGTCAACTTTTTGGCCGGCGTATCGACCTCGGGCGGGTCCGCTGGGCCCGGCTCGGGTCGCCTCATCGATTTGTCCAAAAATCCCGCCGGCGACACCCCGTTCAAATCCTGGATCGCCGTGGTGTCCTTGACGAACTGCCTCTCCGCGTCCAGAGCTTTGTTCGCGTTATCAAGGTAACCGACGGCGAACTCCCTCATCTTCGCGGGATCACCAATGCCTACCCGGCCGCCAACCTCTGGCCGGGTAGCATTGTCCACCATGCCCAAAAGATCGCTCAAATCCCTGACCTTCGCGTAAACATACGCGCTCACCTTCGGATCGAGCACCCGCAGCGCCATGTCTGCGTCCTTCGCTTTGCCGAGCACGAGGTCCGTCGCGAACTGAGTGATCGCCGCCTCGCTTGGATCATACCCGATTTCGCCCAACGCCTGCCTCGACGTCGCCGACTGCGGAGTGGCCATGAATTCCTGCAGCTCCTTAGAGGCCTTGACCATTTCCGGGGTATCGACCTTTTGCAGCCCCATCCACTGGATCGCCTCCTCGTTGGCGCCCCGCATCAGCGCAACCGCCCGCTCCGCCTGCTTCGTCGCGAGCTTCGGAGTCAGCCCCTGATTCTGAAAGTAACGTTCGCCATATTCCCGCGCCGTGGCCTGAAAATTCCTGGCACCGATCAAGTCATCGGTGCGGCCCATCAACTGCTCCAGCACCGACCCCTCCGTCCGCAACCCGAGGACGTTCTTAATGAAATCGACAAACTTGCTATAGACGCTCGTCCCGTCCGGCGCCTTCAATTTCGCCAATTGGTCGCGGAAGGGCTGCGAAGTCAGTCCCTGGCTGATAAACTCATCGTTGTTGAGGAGCCCATAAATCGTGTGCATGTCGGCGTCTGAGGTCTCACCCAAATGCTGTTTGTAATCGTCCCATTTCGCGTCGCCTTCCCCGTAGCGCCGATACCAATCGGTTTTCTGCATGTCCTCCATCACCCCACGCACGCTCTTGGGCAAGGAATCAATGACTCGCTGCCTCAGACCGTCCAGCGCCGTCACGTGCTCTGCATTCGCGGGATTCTCCAACTCATGCAGGGTCAACCCGTGAAGCAGCTCATGCATCATCGTGAAATCCTGATTGCGCGCATCCTCATGCCTCAAATTGGCCCGGAGCTTAAGCACCGCCCGGCCATCATCGCCACGATCAGCATAACTGGTGTCGATGTCCCGCAAGTGCACGTCGATCGCCCCCAGAGCCGCCTCATGCTTTGCCAAGTCCTGCGCCAACGCCCTGATCACCGGGTCCTGCGATTGACTTAGTGAGTTGTTCAAATCGCGCCCGTTCGATCCAACCCTCCTCGCGAATTCCAGATCCTGCTCCGTCTCGGGAGCGAACACACGCTCCTTCTCAACCTTCTGGGTCGGCGGGGTATACGGCACCTCCATCTGATCGGCAAGCTTCCCGGTCCACTCGGCGACATGGGGCTGCCGGACCCAAGCTTCCAGGGCCGCCTGGTCCATCCCGTACTTCTTTTTGAAAGCCTCCAGCCCATCCTGAGCGAAATCGATGAACTTGCGCTGGTCCTCCACGTGCGGCGTCCCCTGGGTGATCCTCGTCGCCTTCTCGACCTCCAACTGGGTCAGCGGGACCGTGGCCGGGCTATCGGCATGGGGCACCTCCTCAATCTTGGCCACATCAGCCATGGTGTCGCGGCCAATCGCCTCCCCAGGCTTGCCCTCTGCGCCAAACGCCGCCCGGAACTTTTCCGCCTGCTCCGCGGGCACGGTGACTTCTATCGTCTTATGCCCCCGATCCCGGATAACCGCAAAACGGGTGCTGCCCCTGAAAAATCGCGGCTGACCATCGGCGTCGAGAGTCATGACCGGCATTTCCATCGGCTTCCCTGAGTCAACCCACCTGGCAAATCGGTCGTAGCGCACCCGATCGCCTCCTTCGGCTTCCGGTCCCACCCGCTCTTCGGGAAACGCTTTCCCATGCGCGGCATCAAGCTTAGCGATATCGACGCTCACCGGCACCTGACCAGTTTGCTCGCTCTGCTTAGAAGGCACATAGCTGATCGGTTTCGACGGCTCCGCCCCTTCGGCTTTAAGATGGTTCCAGGCATCCACTGGAGTCATCTTGTATATCTGCTCGTCAGTGAATCCCTTGGCCTTAAGGTCACGCTCCATTTTCTTGGTGATCATCGTCGGCTGACTCGCCGTCGTGCCTTCCGGAGGCGGTTCGACCGGAGGCTTCACCGTGGGCTCGTGACCCTTGTCGATCCTCGCGTTCAAATCACCGAGCTGCGCCTCCAGGTCGCCGCGCACCTCATCGGGCGCGGTCTCCAGATCCCGCACCACCTGATCGCGCTGGGCCACGAGCTTGTTTTGCAGCCCAGCTTCCTCGTTCGCGTCCATCATCCGGCGGGTATCATTGATCGCTGCCCGAATGGCGGCCCGTTCATCGCCCACTTTTCGGGTCTCAAGAATATTAGCGAGGGCCACATCGTCGATAGGAGCCTCGCCATAGTGCGCCCGAACGCCGTTGAGCTTCACTACCGCCCCCTGAAGATCCGCTCCGCTCTTGGCCGCGGCAACTGCCTGATCCGCCTCGACCAGCGCCCTTCCCGCATCAAATTCGCCGGGCGCCACCAAATCGCCCGCCGCCGAGCTAAGCTCCTTCTGATAGAACTCGGCCCAGTGCCCTTGCGGGACCCCAAAAACCTGGGTGTCGGGCAACTCACCCGGCCTCACCCCCGGCTCGTCCTTCGTAACGTACCCAATTTGCTTGCCCGCGAGTTCGCCATTGCGCGGATCATCCGCGACTTGGATCCACCGATAGCCCGGCTTTTCGCGCAGAACGGTCCCGGTGACCTCGGTGCGCGGGGTATCGGGCATCACCTGGGCCCCGAAGATATTGCCCGGCTGCGCCCCTTGCAGCTTCACTAGTGCACTCTCCTGATCCGTGAGCTTGTCCTGTCGCTCCTGCCCGAGTGCGCTCCCCTCCTCCTCCAGTCCCTTGGTCTGCGCCCGGATGTCGTTGATCCTTGTGTTAGCGTCGCCTTCCTGCGCCGTCGAGCCGGGCGGATCCACGATCTCGGCCATCCCGGGCTTGTTGCTGATCTCCTGCTTGTTCTCGTTGAAATTCTTCAAACCCCGGGTCAGCTCGATCGCATTCTCAAGCTCGGCGACATGACTCCGCGTGGCCGCGCCTCCCCACGGCACCCGACCACCCCTGGTCAGGTAAGCCGCAGCGAAGGGCGCCTGACCGAGGGTAAGGTTAAGCAGCTGTTCGGTCGGGGAAACGTGGATCGGCTCGCCGGCGGCCACTTGCTCGGCCACCTGAGTGCCTACACCTAAGCCTCCGGCCGCGAGCTGGCCCGCCCCTTGACTTAGGACGCCCTGCGAAATCGTTTCGGGGAAATATCGACTAATGGCCTCAGGAGCCTCGCCAGCGGCCATCCTTGCCGCTTGCTGAACCGGTCCGCCCCCGAGTATCTCCCCTTCGACCAAACGACCTCCCAGGCGCTTCAGAGCCGCTTGTTCGGCCCAATTTGCCACCCCTGGCATCGCGGCGGCCGTAGCGGCCCCCAGAACGCCAGCAGTGGGGCTTCCTGTCGAGGTATAGGCTTCTGCCCCACTAAGCGCAGCCATCCCGCCAAGCCTTGCCGCGGTCGCTCCCCACCCCACTCCGGGAATGAACATCGGCAACATGTTCACGGCCATCCGACCCAAGCCACCGCCAATCGACGCCCCGGCCTCAGGGTTGCCGACCGCTTCGCCGATGCTCCTCCCTACCTCTTCGCCGGCCTGCGGAATCCCAGTCATTTCGAGCAACCGGTCAATGCCCACGCTGGTCCGCTTGATCCAGTTGTCGTTCAGGCCCTCCGAATAAAGATCGATGCCTAGGGAGTCATTCATCTCCTGACTCCACTCGGCCAAGGGCTTAGTCACGACGCCCGCGTTAGCGAGCGAATCGTACATGTCCTTAACCTGGCGGTAGCCAAGCATCAGAAGTAACTTCTATACCCTCTTCCCGCCACCGCAGCCGCATTCAGCCGTTTCAGCTCCTCCGGATCAATTCCTGGCACCCCGCCCAGCTGCGCCCACTGGTTTGTGGCGTTGTTCCCCTGACTCGCAAGTGCAGCTGCTGGCGACAACCTCGGGCTCTTTTCAAACTGTCCGCCCGGTCCCCACGGATCGCTCGCCTGCCTCGCCGTATACTGCTCCTGCGCAAACCGCACCGGGTCCGAGGCTTGGGCCGCCGCCTGGTACAGCCTCTCTGGATTCTGCCTGATATCCGTGGCCTGGCTCTCTCGCATCCAATCGATCAACATCTTCAGGTTCTGCGTCTGTTGCTCAGGAGACTGCTGCCCGCCACCCGGCGCCTGCGGATTGAACATGTTCCCCAACATCTGTTGTGGATTAAACAGCTGGTTTGTAACGTCCAACTGCGGTGGCGCTGTATTTATGTTAAATTCTTCCCTACCCCCATCAGTCCTGACCGGACCTCCGGCCCCACCTTGATTGAGCCAGTCGTTAAAACTTCCAATCCCCTTGTCACCCCCGAAAATTCGCTTCCGTGTTTTCCCGCTGATCGAACTCTTGCCCTCTTTCGGGCCCACACTTTTATCGTAAATAGGCATAACTCTTGTTCCTTTCTGATTTACCGTAATCCTAGCGTTGCCAATATCCTATCAATCGCATTCGGTTCGTGCGGTGCCGTATACCTCAAATCCGGTAACCCCTGCCGGCTAAACGACGCCCCCGGCGCATAGTCACCAAGCTGCGCCTCCGGTATTACGCCACCCACGGTGGGCATCACCGCTTCCGGCGTCAGATAACCCCCACCCACCGTCGGCATCCTCGGCGGCTCCGTCACCCTCGATAGCAACTCCTCAACCGGCAACTCAGGCAAGCCGGTCGTCGGTATCGGCAAATTCCCCGTCCCATACCTGTAGGGTTCCGGCTGCGTTGTCGGTCCCGGTGTCGGGTTATAAGTCGTCTGCGACGGCGCTACCGCATTAGGAAACTTCATAGCCTCTAGAATCTGTGCGAGTGGCGCCTCAGACCGTACTGGACCCTCCTGTGCCCCACTCCTGGCCAGACTGGCCGCACGATATGCCGCCGGATTCGTGAATTCCGTATATTCAAGTTGCGGCGCCTCATCGCCGAGCAGTCCCGCGCTGGCCAAATTCACGCCGGCCTTCCCCAGATTTAACAGCGCCCCCGGGGTATTCCACATCATCCCCAATAATCCTTTGCCTCCGGAAAACCTGCCAGTCCCCTGCGCCGGCGCCGCTGCATTCCACTCGCCCCACTTGAATTCAGGACGGGCCAAAACCTCCGGGCTAAGTTTAGTAGTTATGTCAGCAGTTATGTCCTTAACCGTCTTCCAATCGCGCCTTTTATACGCGTCCGCCAAGGCCGGCGCCTGGGTCCTGACCGCGGCATCCTCCCGGGCCTTCTGCAAGGCAAGAGTGTCCGCCTTCGCTTCGGGCGACAACGCATCGATCAAGCTCCGACGCTTGGTCGCATCCGTTTCAAGATCCAGGTACTTGCCAATAAGCGTGTCCCTCGACTTCGACTTCTCAGCTTCAGACTGCGACTGTCTATAAGCCAACTCAGCCAACGCCCTATCCTGTTCCGCCTTCTTCTGCCAATTCTGAAACTCCTCCTGCGACCCAAGTCTCTTCTCTTCGAGACCCAGCCTCTGCCTCTCTATGTCCTCCCCGGCTCCCTGGTGCGCAATATTTGCCATCAACTGCTCTCTGCTCAGACCCAGCTCCTCCGGCGAAGCACCTCGTCCATACCCCATCAACTGCATCGCCATCTTCATCGCGGTGTCGCCCTGATCGCCCCCGCCGCCTTGCAAAAACCCGGTTGGATCGAACTGCAACCTCCGACTTCCACCAATGTGTCCTCTAGCCATGGCTATCGTCCTCCAAACAAATCAAACTGATACTTCGGTCCCGGTGATGTTCGCTCTCTCAACGACTGCTCAGGAAATGGATTAGCAGGTTCACCTTGACCAGTCCCTCCACCGCTCCCAGCCCTTCTACTCCACATTCTAGCCCATAACGCCGGATTAGCCGTACCCATCGGGCTCGTCAATCCCGGTCCATATATCCCTCGGCCCAGCACATTAGAGGCACCCCCTCCTCCAACCTCGCCAGGTGAATAAGGGTCATTAGCATGTGCCTGCAAAACTATCGGCATCTCCCTATTCTCCGCCACCGCCCTGTTTTGTTGCTGACTCGCCCACGTCCCCAACTTCGGCCCCTGCAAATTACGTGGAGCCCACAATACCGGACCCTGATTATTCGGAGACTGACCATACCCCATCCCCGACGTCTGACTCTCCGTCCCCGGCAAATAATACTCCTGATTCCCGCCGGCGTTAGCCTGCGCCGCCCTGGCGTTATTTATCGCCGCCGCCCTAGCCCAACTGGCCCGGCTTTGCGCCTTCTGCGCGTTCTGAGCCGCAATTATATCGGCCAAATCCACCATATTCGGCATCGCCGCCGTAATATCCGGCGTCACCATCCCTGGTATCTGCGACGTCTGTGCCGGAAAATCCGCAAACAACTTCTGCGGAGTCTGAGTACCTACCATTGTTCCCGACGGTAATCCCGGCGAGCTAAAAGTTCCGAATGCCATAACATTACACTTTCATTTGGGCCTGTGACGGCGTCACCGGCGTAAAATCCGCTCCCCTGAAAACGTACTGCGGCATCGGAAACGCCCCACCCAACACCGTCGCCGCCCCTGCCACATAGTTCATAGACCCGGTCGGATCGTTCTCGATCACATAAAATTCATCGCCATTCATCGCCGGAACACTCACCGACAATTGTGCCGCCTCCTCTGGTGTCGCCGCATCGATCGACGGCCTCCACGCCCTAACCGTATAATTAGGCATACTACACCAACGGGTTAATTTGCGGTTGTGGTTGCGGCAACGGTAACTGTGTCTGCGGTGCCCACATCATCTGCATCGCCTCCGGACTCAGCTGGAAATAACTCCCCTCCACACCCGGCGGCAATCCCCCAAATCCACTCTGCGGCAACTCGCCTTGTTGTGCGCCCTGCTGCGGTGTTATCTGCGGCATCCCGCCCCACGGTTGCAATTCAAATGGATTTTGCTGTTCGGTAGCCATAATATTACCTCCACATCTTACTCAGCACATCCGAACTCAACGAATTCGTACTTCCCGTTCCCCCGGCAATTCCCCCAGTCGGAGTTGTAGTTCCCCACCCACCAGTTGCTTGAGGGTACTCTTGCGCACCCGTCTGCAAGTTCAACCTCGGTAACGGATTTCCACTCGCATCCGTGGGCCAATTAGTCGCCCCTGGATACTGGGCCTGCTGCTCATAAGTTCCCAAGCCCCCTCGCTGCAAATACTCATCCTTCATCGCACCCGCGCCCCAATTCCTCGGGTTCAGCGGATCAATATAATTGGTTGTCGTATTCTCGTAACTCTTCGACAAATTCATCAACTGGTCAAAACCAGACGACCACGGTCCCCGACTTATTGTCGATCTAGGGTTATACTTCTGATACAATTCCTGGGCCAGCGGATCTTTATACCCCGCTTTTCCCGCATACTGATACGGGTTCGTTTTCTTCGCAGCTGTCGCCGCTGTCGTATCTATTGCCATAAAATTCTCCTACGGTTTGGTTTCCTTGTACGCATTGCTGCCGCTGAAATCGTCCAATATAAACGGGTTTTGTCTCTTCGGACTCACCATCTCCTCGGCAAAACTCGGCGTCTGGGGCATCTTGTTCTTATCCATCACCCGGGCTGAGCCCTCATCCTCATCCTCGAACATCGCCATAAACTCTACCTCAAAGTTACATAAGAAGTCTTCCTCACCCACAGCTTCTTATACACATCAACCACACTGGAAATCGGCACCGTCGTCCCTATCGCATTGACATACGTCGTCGCACTCGGCGTCGTCGCGCTGATCGAAAACCGATCCACCGTGTTCCCATAGTACGCATCACTCGCGTAAGTCACCCCGATACTGGTCCACGCATCGGTCAGCACATTGCTCAAATTCAGCGAATACGAAATCCCCTTGAACAGAATGTCCGTCGGTGCCCAGGTGTATAGCAGTACGGGCGCAGGCGCGGTCGTAAAAAACGCCGTCTCCTCATAAATCGCTGACGGGGCCGTAAACGCCGCCCTGATTCCCGCCGTCCACTGCGGCTCCTTCCGGTTCGCCGTGGCCAGTGCCACCAGCGCAAAACTCAAATAACTAAGAATCGCCGGAAACGTGAACTGTCGCGTCGTATACGTTCCATAGGTCACCAGCGCCGCCGCTCGATCCACCCTCCGCAGCGAATGGACCGCATCGATCTGCCGGTCCTCGTAGTCAACAATCGTCCCCGTATCGGTAAACGCCGCGCCCTGCGCCACCACGTTCAGATACGTCCACACCTCCTGCTGCAAATTCGCATCGAACTTCTTCAGCACGATTTGCGGAAACGCCGCCGGAGTCCCGTGGACCTTCCACGTCTCCTGCAACGCATTCGTCCCGTCGATCGGCTTAATGCTCGCATCCGTCGTCCCGAATACTGACGTGATCGTCGTACTCGCCGGAACGATCTTCTGCTCCAAATCGAGCACCGCCCCGTTCCACTGCGGATCAATCTTCTGCCCGGTAATGACCGGCGGCGAGGTCATGTCCCTTGATTGCACGCTCACCGTCTTTACCCCAACCTTGCGCTGCTCCTCTTTCCTGACCGTCTCCCCCGCTAACAAAGCCGGCAAACCGGCATTTCCGTCAAGGGTATGGCTTTCCAGCTTCTGCGGGACCAAGGCCCGAAACTCCGCCGGGATCAAGTCCTCCCTGCTCAACTGAAAGCTCTTGTCATCGAAGGTCGGGGCCTCGACCTTCTTAGTGACCCACACGTCCCCCACCTGCTCGCTGGTCCCATCCTGCAAGGGCGGCCCCTCGACAAGTCCAGTCTCACTCGTCGAAACAGTCTCCGTGACATTCGCCACCTGACCGGTCTGATTGATCACGATCTCGCTCAGGTGGCTCGCCGGCAACTGGCTCATATCGTTGCCGCTCCCCGGCGCACCATCACCCAGATACCGATTGGTCCTCAGCCTCTCGTCAGTGACCGTCTGCTTCAATTCGCTTTCCAGCGCCCCTGAATCAAGATCGTCAATCTTGGCGTCGATATTCTGCTTCTCGACCCTGATCGTGATCCGGTCCCGCAGCCAGGGCGGCAACCGATCAAAATAGCCCCTGACCTTATCGACCAGGAGCGGCCCCTTATTCTTCAAAGTAAGCGCCATTTCAATAAACGTGGCGTCGGTTCTCCTCGTACCTGAACGCATCCCACTGCCTGAAGTTCTCCAGCGCCGCATCCCTCAGCTTCTCCGGCGGGGGCAGATTGCCCTCCTGCCGGAACACAAATTCCTTGGCCAGATGATTGACCTCCACGATCCCGCCCCACATCAGATACTGCGCCCCCTTGGTCAGCCAGACATCACTGGTGTCGCCCCCCGGCATCATCTCAACCACTGCCACGCCCATGGTCGCTGTCGCCGTCCACGTCCCCTTCGGGGTATACGCTCCTCCCGGCACCATGGTCGTCGCCGCCATCCCCATATAATTGGACACGATTGGCTTCCCCAGGTCCGTCACCGCCGATACCCGCCACTCGCCCGAACTGTCCCACCAGATCGCGTATAGCGCCGCCGGCGGCCCGTACAAAATGTTCAGGTATAGCGGCCTTCCATTGTAAATTCCATACGGCCAATATGACCCATTGGCATTGGTCGGATTCGTCAGCTGCTCCACGATGACCTAATCGCTCGTGCTCGTCCAATCCTGCTGAAAAGTGTAAACTTCCAGCTCCAGATCAAAAAACTGCCCACGTTCCATCGTCGGCACGCACCAGATATCATTTCCGCAAAACGCGATCCGCTGCAAATCGAAGCCCCTCCCTGCAGTCGTGGCTTCCCCATCGCTCGGATACCTGGGCCCGAACCCAGGCTTCATCTGCCTTTGCCGTTCAATAGACTCACTCACCGTGGTCCACTCGACCGGGTGCACATTAAAGTTGTCGTCGTAGATCCCGCACTCGATGACGCTTTTGACCTCGCAACTTGGGCTGCCCTCCTGAATCGCATCCTCCAGCGTCCCCCCGCTCATCCCGTCCACGGTGACCGTCACGTGCTTCCTGCTGAACTCGAAGTCGTGTAGCATCTCCGCTTGGCGCCTCACGTTGTTCAGCGCCAACAAACTAAGATCCGCGCCGTTGATCGTCAGATCCGGAACCGACTTCTGCAAATACGCGGCCATCATCGACCGCAATTGAAGCAAAGTCATAGGCTCACTCCCTTCGCCTCCAATTCACTTTTAAAAATGGCAAACGGTGCCCCAGGCTTTCGTCCATGATTGGCCTTGGGGCACCGCTTACACATCCCTTTAGAACTTGTGTCCGGCTGAACCATAAGGCCCGTCCGGCTTTCCACTCCCGGCCCGCCATTCCTTCAGCTCATTGGTGCCGGTCATGGTGTCCTTGGCGTCACTGGCCTCCGTGCTCATCAGCTGTTCCGCCTTCTCGCTACTCTTTTTGGGAATGCTCGGACTCCATTCCGAGACTCCGCTTTTGTAGTCTTTAGCCATTCTACCTTTCCTCCTTTCTTTCTATTTGTTAAGGTGAACCTTCGACCCTGATATACGCCTCCGCGCTGGTGACGTCCGCCGGGACCCCGGCCGCTCCGCCGCACAATAGAATCGTGTTCGCGATCGGATCGACGACCGCCGGGACCGCCGCTCCTGCCGCCTTGTCGAACAGCATCGAGCACCACGACAGCTTCTTCAGTCCGAACGCGCTCGCCGGTATCGGATTGGCCGCCGTCCCCTGCCCGGTGAGCACCACCTTGCAGCTCCTCGTATATCTCGCCCTGTTATCCTTTCCCGCGGTCGGCCACTCGCTCATGCCAATGTCGCCGGGGTAAAGGCTTACCGCTGTATTAGCTAACGCTGCCATAATTTCAGGTCAGGGTTATGCCCCCGATGTTCTCCACGTACATATTGGCTTCCGGGAATCGGAATTCGAACCCGCACTCCGTCAACCACTGGTCCTTCCGCTTGTCCGCATCGGGCAGCTGGATCATCGGCTGAATATCGGTATCCGAATCGCTGAGCGGCCGATACCCCACATACCCCAAGTCAATATAAAATGCGCTGTTGCGCATCTCCGCACTTGTAAACAGTGGGTGCTGCTTATAGTACACCTCCCCGGAATTGCTCAGGTGTCGCACCAGCTTGAAATTAAAGCCGTCGAAGCCCTCATCCCTCAGCGAAGTGAACTGCGTTTGCCGCTCGAACATATCGCTGACTTTCGCCAGATATTCGGGCCCGCAGAGGCACAGCTTGTCCCAACTCGTGTTGTTCGTGCGCTCGAAGACCCTCGCCATGAGCAGATTGAAGTCCGCCTTGGTGATGGTCGTGCCTCCGCACTTAATTACCCGTTTGTTCGGCGCGGTCCGCCAATCGACCACCGCACTGACATCGGGCTGGCCATACAGCGTTCCCTTCTCCCACTGATCGAGGAACCACCGCAACCCACCAGTGTACCGTCTGGGCACCGTTTGACCGGTGTCCGGATCGACCTCTGTGGTCTTGGCATTCTCCCCAAAGAAGATCGCCCGCTCGATGCTCGCCAGGTGCTTAATCCCGTTGCTCTTGCTCTGGTCCTTATATGCCCCTGTTTTGTCGTAGCGCAGAGGCTCCTTGAGCGCCGTCCTCGTCAACTCATAGGGAGTCTTGAAGATCTGCGTGTTGTTGGTGATCTCGTACGGGAACACGATCCCACCGGTTCTCGACCTTGCACCTTCCGCATAGGCCGTTCCAATCAGCACCGCGCTTTTGCCATTCGAGGCGGCCGCCGTGTTGAGCACGTTGCTCCACGCACTCACCGCCATCAATTCCAGATACCCAGTGCCCGTGGCCGTGACCCTTCCGGTCAGATCCGCACTGCCCGTGGCCGCCGGACCCGTGGCGCTCGTCCCCACTTGAAAGATCTTGACCACGTCATCGACCTGAAACATCGAAGCGTCCTGCACATAGACCCTCATCACCCCCCACTGGGCCAACAGGAACTTGCCATTCGCGTCGCCGGCGGGCGTGGTGCCCCCAGTGGCCGTAAAAGCCCCATCTTTGTTGGTGCCCCCGGTCGGGTTGGCCGCAGTGATCGTCTTGGTCTCCTGCCACCGCTCCTCGTTCCACCCGAACACGGGTTGCGGGGTGTCCTCGCTTTCACTCATCGACAGCAAACCCGTCAGCGGGGCTGTGCCGTTTGGATACGCATAAAAGATTTTGCGCCGAGTGTTCTGACTCCAATAGTCATCAATTTGTTCTGAACTAACTAGCCCGAAGGGCATCTTTCTTTAGTCTCAGCGTCGCACCCCGCCAATTTACTCCTCCATTAATTGCGGCCCTTGCTAAGGATCGAAAATGGCCAATCCCCGTGGCTTTGCCACAGCCGGCCCTTTCGGTCCCGCGCCGCCGCCGGAGCCCGGAGTCGTCACCGGAATCCCCCCTTGAGCAGCCGCAGGGCCTTGTTTACGTTTGGTGGCCCCGATCGGCGTCCCGCCTCCGTTGCCACCATTAAGTTTAAAATCGGGGTTACTCACCTTGATCACAGCCTCGACCCCGCTGGCGATGGCCTGAAACATTTCCCGCTCGCTCCTGAACTGCACGCCCTGGCCCAGCAGATTCTGGCTCACCGCAAACAGAAGTGGCCTGATCTCCTCCCGGCCCAGCTCCGGATAAGCCTCCTTGAACCGGTTCTCCCCTGCCCTGGCCTGTTCCATCTGCATGTGCTGCACCACCGGCCCATACACTTGCTGCATCTGGTCCATCATCTCCCGCAGCCGGTACTGGGTGATCGTGTCGGAGTGCCGGATCACGCCATCCCGCATCTCCGCGATCGCCTGTTCCCTGCTTTCCAGGTTGTCGTACTTCGCCAACCATTCCTTCGTCGGTTCCCAAACATTGAGCAGCCGCTTAGCCTCCTCGGAGGTCATCTGCCTCTGCGGGGGCTGGAAATGCTGCCCGATGACCTGCCCGAACCGCTCGGCCAAGGCCCCGGCATCGACCATTGCAGGTCCCTGGGTCCGTTGATCGGCTCCGCCGCTCCCCGAACCTTCACTGCCGCTTCCAAGGTCACCACGGCCCCCCTGGCCGCCCTGTCCGGGCTCCTCAAAGACCGCTTGACCCCGACTTTCGCCGGATTCGCCGCCTCCACCCCCGCCTTCGGCGCCATCGGGCGCCAAAAGCATCCCCCATTCTTCGTTTAGTATTGATTTCATCATTTTCGTTGTTGCCGCACTTAACTTCAGGTCAGGAAGTCCTCATACCTGTCCCTGTTTCGAGGTTGTGCGCTTACCTCTTGCAAATCCTCGCTCTCCAGCACGTCGATTTCCCTCTTCAGGTCCTCCAAACTGTTGGCAAAGACCTCAATCATCGTCTGCACCCGCCGCAACTCACCCCTTAGCTTGAACATCTCGATTTCCTGCTCCCTGGTGACCGGATCGAGATCCAAAATCTGGACTTCAAGCTCCTGCAGCTCCGCCCGGCAACCCGCTTGATAGTTCCCATGCACAGGCCCCGCAATAAACGCCTCAAAAGCATCCCTGAGCTTCCGCTTCCTGATCAGCTCTTCAGTCAGCTTCATGCGGCTGCCGGCATCTGCGGCCCTCCTGCTCCCGGCGGCGGCCCCTGCGGACCTGCTGGCGGCATCATTTGTGGCAAGGGCGGCGCCTGCCCACTCGCCACCTGCTTCTGCAACGAAAATCGGCTCACGTTCCCCGCCCCCCGCAAATACTGGATCTCGGCCATCATGCTCCTTGGGTCCAAATCGAGCATCTGCGCACTCTGCGGATTGTTAATGACCGCGATGAGCAGCTCCTGCAAACTCTGCGCGACAAAACTGCGCTCACTCTGCAGCGTCGAATCAAAGGTGAAGTAATCGCCCTCCCCAATGACCTCCTCCGGGGTCCCCTTAAACGCCTGGAACCTCTGCTCAATCATCGGGTCCTGCCCAATGACCGACTGAAACGATTCCAAGCTCAGGCTTTGCCTCAAATTCGAGAGCATCAGCCTTCCCAGCCTTCCCAGCGAGGTATCCCAAATCAATTGGCCGTGCATTTTCATCCGCCCGGCCGCCCCAGCCGTGACAACCCGCGCTTCGCTGGCTGATCTGCGGCCCGTATTGTACTGGCCCATGGCATTCGAATTCACCCCGGTGACCACTTCCATGATCTTGCCCAGCGCATCCGCGTCGGTGAAATGGCCCCGCGTGACATCGTTGACCTCCAGTGGCCTGATCGCCCGGTCCATCATCGCGGGATTCGCGCCCTTGCGCATATAGATATCACCCTCGCTATCCAGGCTCTTGGTATCGATGAACGCCGGATTAACGATGTGCCGGCCCCTCAAGTTCCTGCGGACATCGGTGACCCTGGCATTAATGAGCCAGGTAATGACGTCCTGCAGCCGGTAGATCAGATCGGCCAGCCCCATCGCAACGGTCTGCTGCATGTCAGGGGTGAATTGTGCCAAGGTCCACCCAAATTCGTTATGCCACCAATATGCGGGCTCGACCCGTATAACCCGGTTATCGTTGGCGTACCAAATGTGATAAAGCACCGGGAATTCCTCCGGACCCAGTTTCTTATCGTTCCCGAACTTGAACTTACTTGGCACAATCCACACCTGCACCTTCGTCACCAGCACACACCCCGTGGCGGCGTTCTGCTTCGTGCTCCCTGGCCCGCTCACCAGCGCCCCACCTCTGCCCCCTATCGAAAACAGATCGCTGCCCATCCTCGTGGGCCCCCCTCTGGATTTGTCCATGTTCCTTGGAAGAGGCTGCACAAAGTCAACCCCCGCGACCTCGCCGGCCTCCTCCAAGTCTTTGAGCAGGGTTTTGCCATACTCCTCCTCGGAGGCGCAAAACTCACCTCGTTGAAAATCCACAATCGGATACCTTGTATCCGGAAACCACCGATACGGGCTCACGGCCCTTACCAAATTGCCCTCATACTTCAAATACTCGCGCCACTCACTCCCCGCCCTTACCTCGGTGCTCACCCCCGCGATCGTCGCCACTACCGGCTCCTCGGGCACATAGATCCGGCTCATCTTCCTGGTCCAGCAACACTCCAGCACCCCCGTCCCGAACCGCGAAGTGTCCAAGAGGTGCTGAAAGAGTAGTGTGTTCCACTGATTGGCCCTGGTATCGCGTTCGAGCAGCTTCTCGCTATCACGCAACTTCGTGCCGTAGTCCTCGTCCCCGGTGGGCATCAGCTCATAAAAGGTCCGATTCTGTGTGAAGAGCAGGAACAAAAAGCTGGTGAAGGTCATCACCTGCGCAAAGGTGCTGGGCACGACCATCTTGATCGGCTTGTCCCTCAGCGCCTGCTCGGCGTCCTGCTTATCGGCCTGCCTTTCACCCTTATAAACCTCCTGTTGCTTGTCCCAGTCATCGTAATACTTCGACATCCGGGTCCGGCTCATCTTCACCAGCTCCTTGACGTGCTCCAAAAGCGCCTTGTGGAATTCTGATAACTCCGGCGAATCGCTGTTCAACTCCTTGATTACGTCCTCGGTCAAAGTATTACCTCCACATTTTGTTGACGACTTCGGGTCTCAGCATTTGCTGCATCAGACCAGTATCCATTCCAACTTTGTAACCGTTATTCGCAAACCTCTCCGCAGCCGCCGGGTCAGGAAACTCAATATACTCCCCTGTTTTCATCGCCTCCCTTACCGGATCGGCCGGTGCCGTTAGTGCATTAGTGCTCTGGTCATAAACCAACGTCGGAAACGCGATGTTCTTTCCCTCAACCTCCGCACTCCCCATCCTATGGCTTGAGTAACCTCCACCGGGATTCTGCACCACCGGCCAATCACTCGCATTCAGCACCCTCTGCACGAAATTCTTCCCGCTATTCGCACGTAGTGTCTGGCGCATCGCCTCCGCTTCCCCTGGCGACAACTTCGCAAGTTCCCCTTCTCGCACCTGACGCGCCTGACTAGTATCTCTGAGTGGTGGCATCACCTATAGGTCGGTTGAAGGTCCAAGAGGTTCTGGTCCACCCGCACCGCAAACGGCTTCGGCTTCGGCGCCACCCAATCGGGATCCACGTAACTGAGGCCGTTGAGCACCGCCCGATACAGGTTCTCCATCATGTGGTTGTGCTCGTCTATCGGCTTGTTATTCTTAGGATCATAAACGTAATGCGTGAACTCAAATAGCGTCTGAGCAAGCCGCGGTGAAAAGAAGATCGTTGGCAGCCCAAAAGCATCGCGTTCGCTGAGTCGTTCGCGCACTTTATTGATTCCCAGCGCGAGGTCCTTCGTGGCTTTATCAAAAAACAGTCCATACTTCGCAAGTTCATCGACAATGCTCTCCTCCGTCACCGGGTGCTCGATCACCGCCAGCGGATCGATCTCAAGCTCCACCGGGGCCCGGTCCTTGAGCTTCTCAACTATGGCCTTGGCTACCGGGTCTAGGAGATTATCACTAAATAGCTCGTCATAGACGAAAACGCGCCCCTGCGGGTCGGTAGCGAAAAACAGCACGGCCTGGGGCAGTCTAATATGGTAATCGAACCACACCCTGAAGGTATAGCCCCGAGGCGGCAAATGGTAGTCCTCCCACCCCTTTGGCACGTCGCACAAAACATGCAGATCATACACAAATTCCTTATAGATCAGCCCGGCCATGTTCAGCGGCAACCCGTACAGCCGGCACTCCTTCTCCTCCCTGGTCAAACCCTCTTCGAACTCCGCGATCGCCTCCCTGCTATTGTACGGGTTGTCGTAGATGCTCCAGGTGATCATGAACCTCGATCCCCAATCCAGGCCCTCGGGCGCCGCCTCGACCACATGCCGATCCGGGGGCACGAATTCATCGTTGATCCACATCTCGCTGAGCGGCGTACAGTTGACCCAGAACTTGCCGTTCCGGTCCACCAGCCCACGCTTGTGTGCGATAAACATGGGCCGGGGACACGGTTCGTCCAGATGGAAGAAGTCCCAATACGAGGACTCCGCGCTCATATTCGCGTGTTTGTATGACTCCACGGTGTCCACATACAGCACGGACTCTCCCCCTCCGAATTCAGTCAGCCGCTTGACCGGGATCTGATCGATATGCCCGCCCCGACTAACGTGGGGCCTGCCCAGCGCATCCCTGGGAATCAATTTGAAAAGCTCGCCCCAGTTCTCGTACGAGCCGGCCCTGCTAGTAAAGATCTCCGTCGCCTTGTCCCAATCATTGACGATGAGCAAGCCCTTGACCGGATGCTTGGGAATGCCCTTCGTGACCAGTTCATGGTCCCTTGCGCCTACGTGCCTCCTGACGACCTTCCCGGCGCCGTCCAGCACATCGAAGCTATTGCGATACCAAACCCGCCCACCGAGCAAATGCGCGACATCCTCGGCCGCTCCGCACTTCGTCTTGCCCCCGCGATTCCCGGTCCGGCAATACCTCGCAATCTTGTGCCCCGCCGCGTGAAACCGATCCTGCTTCCAATGGGGCCGATAAAAATCGATGCCGTAAGCCTGCCGAAGCTCCTTAGCTCTCGCCAGGTGCTCCCGCTCAGCTCGTAGCTGCGCCACCCGCTCCAAAGCTTCAAGGTTCGCCGCACTCATGACTCCATCCACTCGATGCACGGATACAAAACCGACCCGCTATAGCTCCCCGCCGCCAAATCGCTGGTGCTCAGGCACAGCCACCTGCTCGTTCCCCGCAACACGAGCGGTCTGCTCTTGAGCCCCGTGAAAGCCCAAACCACCTGATCGGACTGCGTCGTGTTATTGCACCAGAAGCTCCGCTGCGACCTCGCCCTTCCCAGAAAATCCGCCTGACTGGTCACCGGTGGCGTCTTGAAGAGGACAATCGTCATATTGCTATCCAAATCGATCACGTCGTGCCGCACCACCACCTCCGGCCCGATCACCTGCCCACCGCTCACATCCAACTTCGCAAACAAATCCAAGCCCACCCCAATCGACTTGTTCTGCCCCAGCGTCCCGCTCAGCGAAATCTTGCTGATCTCGCAAATCGTGTTCCCCTTCGGCCTTATTGCCAGAAACACCCCGACATCGGTCAAATCGGCAAACGTGGGACTCACACTAAAGGTTCTCATGACTGCAGCACGTAGCCCTCCGCCGGCACCCCGGGCCAGCATTCCCAAAGAAACCTGCTCTCGTCCGCCGACCCCCCGTACTTGGGCGAAAGGTCCAAGCCAAACTCCCCGGCCAGCCTGATGCTGCCCTCACCCATATGATCACTCGGCCCGATGTCCCCAATCACGCAATCGACCGCCTTTCCCGTCCGCTTGTCAGTCACCCGCGCCCGGCAGCCCTTGCAAATCCCCGCTACCGCCTTCCGAACATTTCCAGGAATAACTGCAAATAGTACGTTTTCGCTATCCAGATACCGACGAGGGTCAGCGTAGTAATACTTGCTATTAACATAAGCAGTAGTCGAAACATGATACCCGGGCCAGGGGTTCGTCCCTCCCTGCAGAATCGGGTATCCGCTACTTTGCTGGTTGTGGGTGCAGATCCCCCACCAATTCCCCGGGTACCCGGCATTGGCCAGCCAATCCAGCGGGTCCGTCCCCTCTGGACCATAACAACGCGGGCTTCCATCCCCATCGACCGTAAATTCTCCCGTCCACGACAAATGCTCATCCTCATCGACATAAACCGGCACCCCCCCGATCTTCAGCAGCACCTCGGCCTGGCTCATAGCACAAACTGCCTCCCGAAAAGCAGACTCTGCTTCCGCGACATCACGATTTCCCTGCCATTCTTCATCCGCAGCACAATCTGCCTGGCCGCCGCATCCACCCTGGCCACCTGCCCCAAATTGACCACGCAATTCCTGCACGCCCGGAAGAACAGCTCCGCCGGCAGCTTCCGCAGGCACCGCTCAAGCGACCCCCTGACCACCACCGCTACATCGTCACCGCTAAGCTTTATAGTCATGTCATTCTTGGAGACATCAATGGTCACGATATCGCCGACCCTAGCCACCCGGCTCCGGCAGCCAGCCCTCAAAAAAACCACATGATCGGCGGTCATTCATTTGCCGGCCCCACTATTGGTTTGCTGCCCCTTGCCGAGGCCGAAGAGCCTGGTAATCGCCGTGATCGAGTCCCCCAACCACGGGAACACCGCGACGGCCAGGATAATCAGCCACGTGTTCTCGCTGATCTCGTGCGCATACATGAACGCCCACGACGACGCGCCCACGACGACCATGGCAATGGGAACTTTGATGATACTGGTGATCAACCCGCTCGTTGATTTGATCGACTCCCGCATAGTCATCGAGGACATCTCCAGGTGCTCATCCAACTTGATGGCCAACTCACCCATTTTCCGTTGCTGATCCAGCAGACTGCTGAGCAGATCGGTCATTCGTTCCTGGTTGCTGATAACCCGTTCCTGATTGTAATGAAGGATTCTCCAGGCATCGATACTCTCATTGGACTCCTCCCTCATCACCGGAGCCTTGGCTTCCGTAGGAGATTGGTTCATTCACGGCGCGCCTGGAGGCTCCTCAAGTCCCAGAGTCAGGCACTAATGAACTCGTACTTCTCCGGAAATCCCTCGGGGTTAACCTCGATCTTTCCATTGCTCACGTCCTTGGTGACCCAATCCCCCTCGCTGACGCTCAACTCTTCGAGCTTCTCCACTGGTTCGGCTGGCGCCTCACCAGTCGGAGCGGCTTCAGCTGGCGCTTGGCCCTCGGCCGGCTGCTCCTCACCTTCTGCGGGTGCCGGGGGCGCCTCGGGCTCCTCGAATTCGCCCGTATGGAGCATAAACTTCTCCTTCTCGCCGCTATCGTCACCGATCAGCTCCTTGACTTCATCGTAGTTCTTCCCGTTGAACTGGACTGCCGCCAGCATCGGGATCCGCCATTTATATACTGCCATAACCAATTTCCTCCTTATTGTTTAATTTCCTGCAACTTAAGTGTCGTCACCGAGAGCAGTCCGCCAAACAGGCCCGTAATCGAGGGCACCCTGTTGACATAGCAGCCTCTGGCTGCGGCGGTGGTGGCCATTCTCACCGAATACGTCCGGGCGGCCACGGAACCCGCGTTATGCGGATACTCCAGAACAAACGGTCCGGAGAGCCCGTTAAGGATCGACACAATTCTTGCCGCGAGCGCATTGGTCACCCCGCTGACGCAGATCCAGCCCATTGGCCGGTCATCGGCATCCATGGCTATTTGCGCCTGAACGCTAATAATGATTATGCTGTTGGCATACCGAGGAGTGATCGCCGCATTAATGATCTCAGTTCCGCCGGTAATTGTGGGCGTCAAAGTGTAGTCCCAGGCCGTGGTGAACGACATGGTGGCATTTGCAGTCTGATAAACGGTCTGCACGACTTCGCCGGGCAGATACCTCACCAGCGGAGCCGCGATCCTGCGCAGCGCCGACACCGAGCTGTCCCAGACCAGAAATTCATCCGCGTCCAGGAGCGCCGTCGCCTTCTGGGTCTGATTATGAATCGCTCCCGGTGCCAGGTCCGCAGCATCCATCTGCGCCTGCCCGGTGGCTGCCCCACTGGCCGCGGCCTTCACAAACCCGGTCAAAGCGCATCTCTTCAAGACCTTCCCGCTCGTCCCGCTATAGAGCGGCAACTCCCCATCAACGCTGGCCGAGGGCCCAACCGTATCCCCACCTCCCGCCGGCGGCGCCCACTGCCCGTCACCCCGCCAGAAGCTCCCGCTATTAGCGCCTGTCCCGCTGTTCAAATTCGCCACTGGCAAATTCCCGGTCACATCATTCGCCAACCTGACGGTCAGCGTATTGTTCGCGCCATTGATCGTCTTGTTGGTCAGCGTGACCGCCGCCGCATTCTTCGTCGCATCGCTGGTGTTATCGACGTTCGCTAAACCCACATCACCCTTCACGAGTCCTGTCGGGCTGGTGATTGTCGGAGTGTTAATCGTCGGACTGGTCAGGGTCTTATTCGTCAAGGTCGCCACCGCACTGTTCTTGGCGGCATCACTAGTATTATCGACATTGCCCAGCCCGACATCCGATTTGCTGAGAACGACTACCCCAGTCTGGCCATTGACCGAGTTGACCGCGCTAACGTTCGGAATCTTCTGCCAAACGCTCCCACTCGAAATAATCTGGTCGCCTACGGCCCAGCTGCTGATCCCATTGATGTTCGTCGTGCCCGCCACGCTCACGCTGTAGTACCAGCCCTTGTTCCCCACCGCCGCCGCGGGGATCGCCGGGGTATTGGTCGCCGCATTCCACGTGCCCTGATACTGACTCGCGCCCACCAGGGCGTCGGGAATTTGTGCCATTGGCACCTTGGTCGATGCGTCGAGACTGGCATACCCATTAGCTACGCCCTTATTCGCCTGAAGCTCTATCCCGGTTCCCGTTATTACGGGACTGACCAGAGTCTTATTGGTCAGGGTCTGGACGTCGGTCGTGCCGACAACGGCCCCTATCGGTGCCGCCACCGTGCTGAGCACCCCACTCGCCAGCTTGGCTAGGCCCGTCTGGGTCGCCCCATCGATCCGTTTTCCCGTGCCATCCGAAAACACCACCGCCTGCCCGGCGGTCGAACCCGCCGGACCCACGACATCCCCGGCAAAGGCCGGCAGGCCCAGCATCTCCAGAAATTCGCCCTGGTCATTGGGCAGCTGTTTGCTCCGGTAGTGCCCGTTGGGGTCCGCTTGCTTGAAGGGAATTGAATTAACGTCAGGCATTAGGATGCCTCCTCACTACGTTTCATCGAAATGGGTGCAAGATGCTGCCGGAAGCGAAAGCAGTAATCGCGTAGATAATAATCAGGAGCAGGAAGATGAACCAGATCCCCTGCTCAAGCTTGGCCGGTATTGGGGTAATGAAAGTTTTTATCCCGTATAGGACAATCCAAATCACCCCGGCGAGAATGATGGCCCCGATCAGGAGCCAAAGTAATGAAATTGCGATTCCAGCCATAAGCTTAGCTCTTTCGTTTCAGGCCGGCCCGGATCTTGCGCTTGGTGGCGAAGTCCTCCAGTTGCTTCTCGGACATCCCGGTTTGCGTTTCCTCGCCCGCCCGCTTGCGGGCCAACTCGGCCCCCATGAACTTGCGCTGCTTTTCGCTCTTTGCTGGCATACTATTTCTTAAAGTATTGTTGTGAACCGCTACCGGTCTCGCCACCGGCCCGCGCCTTGGACCGGCCGGTCTCGCCTTCGGCGATTACCGCGGGGAGTTAGTGACATGATTCATTGGAGTCCCCAGATGGGTCGCAATGCGCCATCCTTGAGCCTGTTGACCTCTTGTTCGAGGCGCTCGACCTCGGCCACCGGATCCTCGCTCGCGGCCACCTGGGCCGTTTCCACGCGTTGCACGGGCTTGCCCAGCGTCCGATCCAGAATTTCAACCGCGCAGGACTTTTGAATCGCCGCCGGCACTCTCGGATTGTCCCGCAACTCGACTAGCTTATGCGCGGAGTTCATTTGCTCGGCCCGCAGCAACTCCAGCACGCCGCCGTCCTTTCCCCCTTTGGCTTCCAGGATGGCAGCGACCTCTTGCTGGAACCACGGTTGCCGGCACAAGTTCTGCACCGCCGGTTCGCTCTTCCCCAGAAGCTGGGCCACGGTTTTGATGCTCACGCCGGTGACCTGCCCGAACATCCAGGCCGCCTGCCGGTGCCACATCTGCTCTTTGGGCAACTCCCACATGGGCTCCTTGGCGCCCATCAACCGGTCATCGAGAATAAAGTCACTCATAACATAACTTAGCTTAGTCTTAACTTCCCGATTCAGGATCGAAGCCGGTAAAAACTTCAATTAGCGTTTTGCCTCGGGGACGCTCGTGTGCTTGTGACTCAGAGGTGCGGCTGGCACCGTCCTGCGCTTCCTCCCTTAACTCGCACTGCGTGCTCGCGGGGAAGTTAAAGAGGAGCTGGCGGGCATCCGGGCTAAATTCCTGTTTGGGCCGCTGGGAATAGTTGCGGGCTAGGGAGCTGGGGGGCGGAACGGAGGAGCGCATCACTTAGGTTGGCATAAAGATTGCTTAGGGTGGCCGTTGGCTCGGAAACGCGGGGGATTTTACGTGATACGAGGGGAATTGGCAAGCGTGGAAGTTATTTATTTTCAATGGGTTGGCTAGACAATGATTGGCTAGACAATGATTGGCTAGACAAGATTGTTTTGAGGGGTTTTGGAGCTAAGTGATACCGCGCTCATAGTATCGAAGGGCAAAGGGCAAGGGTACCCTCCTACAACAGAGCCCCAGCTCGGCGCCAGGCGTTCTAAAATGGGGTCCAATTTCCGATTGTTCCACGCCATACGGGCCGTTGCGTATCAACCACTTACAAAATCGGGGAGTGCCGGCGTTGCCGTTCTAAAGGCGTTCGTTTATAGAACGCTTGGCTCAGCCCGGACCCGAATGTTTCGGCCGATTTCGCGAGCATGATCCATGCCAAAGTGGCCGTAAGCAATATTCATGCCACACCTTTTCCTTCGTTTATCCTGGCACACTTCCTGCTTACACACAAAATGTGCGGCTTTTGTCGATAATTGGCACGGAACATGCTGCCGAAAAAGCCCTCATTGTTACGCGCACGACGTAACAAGATGGTACCATCCATCCATCCATCCATCCGGGGGGGTCACTTTTGTAAATGTTTTCC